GCTTCCCGCTCATTAGACTGCGGAGTCCTGGCATCTGCACAAGAAGGAAGAGGTAAGCCAGATGCGTTTGAGCGGGTATAGTTAAATCTTTTTGGGTGTCCTAAAGGGTAAGGCATATTACTTACCCCCTTCATAGGTGGTTACTTTTGAGGTTTCATATTTACTTTCAAAACAACTATCTCCAACAATCGTACCACTACCACCTAAATTGACACCATTAAAACAATACTTCTTTTTTCCGTTTTTCATTTTTTCAATTTTGATGTTTTTGACAACCATTTTTCCCCACCAAGTTTTTATGATATTGTCAATTTTTACGTCTTTTAAATTTTTCTTCATCCTACTTACCCCCTTGATTTTGTTCTTCCCATACAATACCCTCTTTAAGCCAATCAATCATTCCAGTATATCTATTTCTAATAACTCCATCTGTAAACACTGCAACTTCTTCACTCCAATCTGCTTTCATACATTTTGCTGTTGATAAGTCGTGATGCTTTAATAAGTATTCCAGCCAATTAATAACATCTTCAGCACATGACAATTGAACGCCTTGTATTTGAGTTGTTTTTTTATCTTCCATTCTCTTCCTTCTTTCTTGTTTTATTACAGTGTGCGTACTTGCACACTTTTATTATTAATAAAATTCTCCAGGCTGTTTGTCTCAATTAAAAATATCTTCCTGGAAAATCTTACCGCTGGTATTTCACCAGACTTTATCTTGAGAATCACATCCTTGTTTGTGACTCCTAATTTCTTTGCTACTTCTGTATGTTTTAAATATCTTGTCATTTTAAATTTTTTTTGGTACCTTATTGTTGTAATATTCTTAATATGCTTAATAATTATTTATTTACCTTATTGGAATATATACAACAAAAAGATTACAATGCAATAACAATAAAAATTATATTATGTCAAATATCTCTGAGTTAATAGAAGTAATAAAGAAACGTGAGGGATTACGTTTTGATAGCGAAGTAGCTACATATATGGGGATAGACCGCAAGTCTTTGGCGGTTGCCAAATCAAGAAAAGTGATACCTATTAGTTATATAAACTGGTATTGTAAACATTATGATATACAAAGACAAAAATTTGAAGGGCATCTAAAGGGTAGTGGCACAGAAACAGAAAGCGAGGAAAGCGTGGAATACACGATAATAGCACAGCGAGAAACAATCGAGCTACAAAAAGAAAAGATAATACAATTAGAAAAAGAATTAAAAAGAAAGGATGACAATAAAAAAATTATTAATTCTAAACCAGCCTATCATTTTAAAACTGTAAGTACATATAAAGCAGAAACTGATTCATGGTTAGATACTAAAATATTTGGCGATTTTAGCATGACTGGATATTCATATGATGAGATAGTGCCTATTTTGAATGAAGAAAATGGTAGTGATGCTTGGATTAACCGCTATCATCCAGATTCAAAAAAAAGGTTATGCAGTCAAACATTAAAAGGTATTAAAACAGATTATCATTATTTAAAATGGGATCACATGATGTGGATGGCAAAAGATGGTCAATATAAGTGTTATAATATTGATTTATTATATAAAAGAGCAGAAGAAAAAGTAACTTGTATGTATTATTGGGTAAATGGGGATAAAGAATAATAACTCTTGAGCCGTATCTATAAAAGATCTGGAAGTCCTTATTGGTGGTATACTTCTGGTACGCCACCACATAGGACACAGAAATCAACTGGCACTAAAGATAAACGAGTAGCTCAAGCAATTAAATCTAAATGGGATGAAGAATTAGCACTGCGTAATGCTGGTGTAAGTATTTCTTCAATTGATCTTAAAATACCATACCATCAATATTTAGAGGTACTACAGCAGAACAAAAAAAAATCTACGTACAGCTCAATTAAATCTGCATTAAATATGTTTATGCAAAATCATCCTGGAATTACTAATAAACATATGACATCGTTTTTACTTCAAGAGTATTATGCCAAACGCCAAACAATGGGTAAGTCTCCTAAAACAATTATAGAAGATCATAAAGCTATTAATAATTGGTGTGAATGGATGATTATTATGGGATACCTGCTTAAAAACCCAGAGAAAGGACTTATACGCCCTAAACGATTCAAAGTTAGACCACGTACCGCATACACCAGGGAAGAAATTAAATATGCTATAAATGAGGCGTATTTAGATCACGATAAAAAACTGTGGTCTGTATTATATAAAACTGGTTTACGTGCTGTAGATGGATGCACTCTTACAATAGATAATATCAATGGTAAGTTTTTAGAAGTTAATCAAAATAAAACAGAAACATATGATGAGCCAAGAGTTGTAGTAGTACCATTACATAAAGATCTGCAAACAATGGACATATTTAATATTATGAATCCTAATAGTATTGGTAACTCCAGAGAGAGATTAAAAAAAATTATAGGACATGGAGATCTGCATACTTTACGCCATAGCTTTGCTACTCATTTAGAAGAGTTAGGTGCTACCAGGTGGGAAACTAAATGTTTACTTGGTCATAAAGCAGACAGCGTAACAGCTCAATACGTTCATGTAAATGTGCATAAGTTATCTCCACTTATTAATCAATTATAATATTGTCACATTTTTGTCACATTCAATATATCTCTATCTCTATTAATAGTAGCTATTTTAGGTACTTATAAAAACAGAGAAACCCACCAATTAAGGTAGGTTTCTCCTCGGTACGCCTGGTAGGATTCGAACCCACAACCTTCTGGTCCGTAGCCAAAATTCGTTATATATATTGTTGAACTTACAGCGGGGTGTCACATAATTAATGTGACATTATATACGCAATGCTCTGCGGTACCAGCCAAACCAAAATCGTTCCTGGCTTGGTTTCTTGATCACAATACGTGCAAACTTTAAAACACGGTAAGCACGTAATCTATCTGGCTCCAGGTTTTTACAAGCTCCAATAGTAGCATTGCCAATTAAACCATCTACCTTTATATCATAAGTATTCTTACCATTACAAGCCTGTTGCAATACTTTTACGGCAGATCTTTGCCCAAAGTTTACAACCATATCAAAATAGATCTCACGGATCTGTGCGGGTACCTTACTGGCCTTTGATGGGATCCAGTAATCTAAGTGGTATATATTCTTTGCTTCTTGTTCTGTTAATTTTTCTATATCCAGTTTGGGATAAGCACGTTGAGATATACCATACTTAGTAGTACCACCAGCATCCAGGGGATCCTTTGTTATTCTGGATCCCCCTTCTGATTCTAAGACCTCATTAATGATGTCATCAAACTTCATTAAAACGGCAGATCATCATCCACTGGGTTTGGTGTAGCTTTATAGCCAGAACTTTCTGCTGGTTTTTCCTGGTAATCTGATATTGCAAGACTTAAAAAAGTCTTAGAAGGATCAGACTTTACAGTTTTTTTCCAACCAGCAAGTCTTTTCTTTTCACCGTTAATAACAACATTCCCTGTATAATCTGGCTGATTATCTTTTTCTTTACGGTCATTAATAAATAATGCTCCGCTGTTATCGTATTGTTCAGCCATTAAAATTTCCAGACAAGTTTGACAGTTGCCATTAATACATCCATGCATTCTTTAGCAATTGCTTGTTGTTCTTCTTTTGTTATTTTACCATCTTTATTTGCTTCATGGTACTTTTGAGCTACCTCTTTCATTTCTTTAACAATAATGCGGTATTTAGTAGCAACCATTGTTCCCACTGCTCCCAATATTATTATCATTAGGTATGCGAAATTAGACCAGTTCATCCAATCCATTTACTTCTCCTTTATCTTTTTTGTTTTTATGTATAAGTAGTAAATATTAAAGCAGAGCATAATACACATTAGTATAGCTGGTATTACATCTAACCAGTAGATCATTCCATGTGCTAAACTAAAACTGCTTGTTTTTAGGCTATCCATTATCTCTTATTCTATCTAATTCTTTTTCTAAATATTCAATACGTTGATTTTGCTTTATATCTGCTGGTATTTCTGCATTCTGATTTGCTTCTGCTTCTTCTTCCATTCGTGTAATATGTTCTTCATTCATAGCTACTTGATATTCTAAAAATGAAATACGAGTATTAAGCTGACCATAACCCCATACCATTGCCCCAATAAGACCTACTGCTTGGATCAACATAGGAAGGCTAATATTTAAACTGCTATTATCTGATATTGGTTTAGTGTTTTCCATTAAGACGGCTAATTACACCTTTTATTTCTGATAATTGGTTATCCATATCATTAGTTTCTTTTACCAGGTTATCAAAACGTATTGCTAAACGATCATCAGATTTATCTAATCTTGTTAAAACTTTAAGTAAGATAGATTCTACGTTTTCTATCGTTTCACTTTGACCTCTGTTTTCTATTTCAAGTTCTTTAAGAGCAGACTGCTGTTCACCCATTCTTTTTTGCATTGATACAATCATATATACAAGTAAAAATCCGCAAACGGCAATCATGCCACCTTCTGCATATATCTCCATAAATTCCATTATTCTTCAGTTCCTTTATATCCTGTTACTTCTTCTTTTTGACATTTTTTACATAAACCATTATATGGCTTTAAACATTTATTATTACATATCATACAGCGGAAACGCTTCTGATTCATCGCACTCTACGCAACTCTCGGTTAATAAAATAATTATGACTGAAATCATCTTCGGTTAAGATCACTTTTTCTTTCTTCTTTTTTTCTTTCCCCAAGATAAGGGATTTAAGTTTAATTCTTGTTGATACCATTCTAATTGCTCTTGCATTTGTGTTATTTTTTTATCTTCTTCTTCTATGTGCTTACTTACAAGATCTTCAATGTTGGTATCAGCAAGTTCAACTCTTCGCTCAAGCTCTCCAATTCTGTTTTCAATTTGTAAGTACGAATAAACAAGCCCAGCGACAAGAGCCAACACTTGAAAAGCCCACTTAAGATTGATAGATACAATAGCGTTGTCATTGAGAATGGTTCCACGATACGACCTTGCCGTTTTAGGTTTGGCATTACTCATACCTCATAACCAGCTACACTCCAACCACTATCACAACTTCCAAGCAGTATTAAACCGCCAAGCACTATAAATAAAAATGCTATAATAGAAACGTAATCTTTCCAATCCTCATTCACCAGACCATTCATCCTTTGCCATTTCAGCTAAACATTCACTATGAGACAAAGCAGTAATGCCACTAACTCCAGATACTTGAGCGTGTGTGCCATCAGCGATTGCTAACTCATATTTAACTAATACTTTTGTATTGTCTTTATTCCATCTTGGGGCACCAAGTTTTCCTTGTTTAAACGCACATTCTTGCCAAGTTGGATCTTGCAATGTGGTAGTATCTACTTCTTGCTCTGTGTATTTATACTCTTCTTCAACTTGAGGAGTAGAATGAGGCTCTAACATGAGCTTTTCAAGTAACTCTGCCTTAGTATCGCTTGATGAATAATCTACGTCACAATCGTCCATATAAGCCTTTATCTCTGTTTTTGTGTTATCATCTGATGGGTAGTAATCATATTTGTCTACCATTCTTTTACCAGTCTTTTCTACATCTTTATAAGTGTACTCATTCCAAGACAATCTATCCGCAGTTTTGAGTTTGCTTGGTAGCTTACCCTCATATACTGATTTAGTTAATATTAAATATGTATTAGTCATTTTTATGCTTTCCTTTGCCATGCTTATAATTTTTTACTAACTCTCCAGATGTAGCAGTTTCTCCTTCTTCTGGTGTAGAACCATCAGCTTCAAATGCAGTTAATGCTTTATTGTAGAATCTTACTTCATCAAGGCTTCCTATAAAAAATTGAGTTGTTCCTGTTCTTTTTCCAATATTTAGAACTGCGGGATCATTATCAATAGTAGTTGGGATAGAGGAAGTATTTAATTTTACAAGAACTGTATCTACATATATCTGTACAGATGTTCCAGAAGTAAGTATCGCACAAACATGATGCCATTTATCATCATCATAAGTACCGCTTGTTTGCGTATTGCTAAAAGAACCTCCCGAATAATAACCTAATGATATTTTACCATCGATACTTTGAACACTCCAATTTCTATTAGTAGTATCATCTCTGTTGATAACTTGCTGATACCCACTTCCCATATCTGGTTGTTTCATCCAAAATTCAACAGTAAAACTGCCTTGAATATCAAATGCTTTAGTAATTGGAATACTTAAATGCTCTGCTAAACCATTTCTACTAAATCTTACTATATTACTTGTTGGATTTGTAAGCGGAAATCCTAATCCATCTTTATTAGAGTTTAATCCCTCACGAATTGTGATTGCATCTGGTGTACCCGCAACTATGCCATTGTTGCCTGTGTTAAGTGTAGCTCCTGTAACTGTAAGATTTTTTGAGCCAACTAAATCTGTAACTGTACTACCATTATCCATTTTCCAATAATGAGCAATGTTACTATTTCCTACTTCAGATACTTGATGTCCATTATTATAAATAGATTGTATTTCAGATAATGAAAGAGTTGCAGTATAAAAAGATGCACTAATACATTTAATATTTGCATCGTCACCCGTACTCCAAACTTCTTCACCTATTTTAAATTTTGTTCCTGTTGGTGTAGTTAAACTTGCTAATGTTTGAGAATATCCATTTCCATTAACATAGACTACAATATCATCACCATTCCAAGAAACTGCAAGGTGGTATAATTGACCAACTGCAAGAGTAACTCCTGTTACTACCCAATCTGCTCCATAACCAACAAACCTTAATGCTCCACTACTTTGTATTTCTAAACTACGAATAGTTCCTGTTGAAGTATTACCACCTACACCAATAAATCTTTGAGTAGTTCCTAAAGCATTAGGAATAATCCAAGTAGATAAAGTTCCTGTGTCTGATTGATGAGAAGTAAAAGATGTATTTTCTGCTTTATCGTTTGAGCCATCAAAATTTAAATAACTCCATCCTCTTCTATCTTCCCATGTAGATACACCATCGTTTCGCCAATAGCCAATTAAGTTATCTTTTTTACTATGTGTAGTAGCATCTAATGCGACACCATCGTTGAATAGTTCTTGTGCTTCTGCATCAGAAAAATGAGTGTTAAATATAGAAAACTCATCTAATAATCCATCTGACTCCCAAGCTCCATTTAAAGATTGACCAAGATATTGATATTTAAAATCTGATGTATTAGTAAATGAGGCAGTAGATTTGACTCCATTTCTATAAGCACTAAATGCTCCGCCTGTTGTTCTTGTTATAACGCAAAAATGAGATTCATTTGCATTTACATTTCCTGTGCCTCCCATACTTCCAGAAAGTCCGTTAATTCTTATCATAATTCTATGAGCACCTGTAGTATCAACTCTGATTGTATCATCTGTACTATTTTTACCAATCATATGATGCTCTGAATTATTAAATGGTGTAAATGAAAAAGCTATAGTAAATGCAGTATTAGCTCCAAGAGTCTGCTCTGTTAAAGAAACATAAGTATTTTTATTTCTATCGAATATTGCTTTTTCAGTGTACCTAACCAATGGAATCTGTGGAATGACTGGTTCATTTTGAGCAGTAGTAAAGCCAGTTGAGGATATTCCTATTTCTTTAAGAGAAAAATTATCAAGCCAAATAGTTGAGTTTTGTCCTCTATGAACATAAACAAAAGTATCAGTTGCGTGTCCAGCTACAAAATCCATTGTTTTAGTAGTAAATGATGTTTCAGTAACATCATGGTAGTTAAACCCAGTTGCATCTGACATATTAAGTCTTACATCTCCTGTATCTACTTTTACACTACAACTAAATCTGTAAGTTGTTCCAACTGTTAAATCAGTCGTTAAATCAAGAGCGTCTGAAAATTTTAAATAAGCACCATTCCCATTTGATGTACTGCAAACTACTTTTATAGCACCACTATCATTTGTCATAGTAGCACCCGCATAAGCAACCCAAGAATGAGTACCGCTATCTACTGTACTTGCATCTGCATCAAATAACTCATTCCCAAAGAAATTTGTAGTAGCATGGTTGCCCATGAGGACTTCTTGAATAGATAAATCAGATACAGAAAAATTAAAACTGCCACTATCAAGTCTGAATCCAAATAAAAAAGAACTCGAAGAAGATGATGGTGTAAAATAGTATGTTTGTAATCCATTAGATGGACTTGTAACTAAAGTGTGATTACCCGAACTCATACTTGTTACTGTTCCAACTCTTACAACACCACCAGAAAATGAACCGCTATTTAAAGTAAAATTAAAAGTAATTTTATATGTTTTACCCGCAGTTACACTAAAAACACTCGTATGACAAATACCATGCCCAGAAGTATTATCAGCTACTGTAATACTATTACCATCTGATGTTAAAGTTTCAAAAGAATAATTAGTCCATGTTAATGAAGTTGCTATACTACTACCCAACTTCTTCTCACTATGGTCATATACTATTGATTGTGGACTTTCTGGGTTACCCTCAATCATAGGTAGCCACCAAATTAAATTATCTTGTACTGCACTTGGTGTGTTTTCTGGGTTTTTGTAAAGTTCTTGTACTTGTGCCTCTGTAAGAGCAGTATCAAATAATTTAAAATCTGTTAAAGTACCATTAAAATAATTTGCATTTTGTCTATTTCCTACATAATGAATATTATTAGAGTGAGATGCTAATGTATATGTAGCGGATGTTGTGCTTATTAATGAACCATTTAAATATACCTTTACATTTGTTTTATCATAGGTAACAACAAAATGATGCCATACTCCATTTACAAAAGTACCATTATTAAATCCGTTAATTATAATATTATTGTTTAAATAGATTAAATAACCACTTCCATGTTGCATAATAGATATAGCATTTCTATCATGCTGACTAAAAATAGTTCCTTCTGTTGCAGTAATATCAGCAGGTTTCATCCATATTGATGATGTAAAATGTGAAGAAGAATCTAATTTATCATGTATGTACGCACTTGTACATTGTAACCCATCTGCTACCCCATCAAATACCAATCCTCTACCGCCATATACCTCGGCTCTTGAAGCCACATCTGCTGTAAGTAGTGGCGAACTTGATCTTCCGCTTTGTATCGTTGTAGCCATTATTTTAACTCTCCATAATTTGAGGTAACTTTTTTAAGTGTAAAGTTATCTATTGTAAATCCATCACCACTACCCCACTCAAACCAGATTCCATTATCATCTGGAACAAAATAAAATGTATTTGTTTGTATACCATATTCAGTAGATGCCACTTTAGCTGAACTTCCCGCGTAATTATATATAGTAATTGGGGTTGTTGTATTATCATTATTTCCTTCTGTTATTTCTAAAATATCAAAAGTACCTTTATATAAAGCACCACTTGTAAGTGTTACGCTTTGCCTTAAGCCACCAGAATTTCCAACTCCATGAACAAGGCTATTATTTACAACACTCATAGCACTACCACCACTTACTGGAGACCAACTTGTTAAATCACCACTTGCAAAGTCTCCATTAGATAATACATTACTACCTAATGTTTCTCCTGTAGTTTCATCCTGTACAAAACTTGTTTCAAATGTAGAGTCCAAGCTCCAGTATCCTACGATGTCGTTAGATACTTCTTTAATTGATATGTTATCAAGACTAAATGAGGATGATACACTACTTACTAATAATCTAATTTGGTCGTGTGTGCTTGTTGGTGTAACATAAAAAGTATGTGTTCCAACGCTATATCCCGCATTAGATACTAAAGCATCTGCAAGACTACTTCCGTTATAAGTATTAATTGCAAATGTTGCAGTATTGTCAAATATAGTAAAAACAATTTTATATAATTTATTTAAAGGTAGTGAAATATTAGAATTGCTTTTCTTAAAATATAAATAAGCAATACTACTATCTGAATATCTTAACCTACCATCAGATATAGTAAGTCCAGATAATTGAACTCTCCAATTACTATCATTTGTATCTTCTGATAAATCACTACTAAATGTAGAATCACCAACTAACTCACTACCCAATGTACTCTTAACATCTGCGGGTATCTTGGTATAAGAAGTGGATTCCATAAGAGATTGCACTTGGCTTTGAGACAAAACTCCTTGCCAAATTCCTACTTGAGCAATATTGCCATCCCAATAATCATGGAGTGAGTTACCATAAAATCTTGCACCAATTTGAATTGTATCAGCATTAGTTGGATTATCAACAGCATTTTTTTCAGTTATAAATATTCCATTAATATATTGTTTATTTTTTCCATCTCTATCACAAGTATAAACAACATGATGCCATTCACCATTATCAAGATTTGTATTTCCTGCTACTTTAGTAGCATGCCCACTTTGTGATGCACCTTCTGCATCAAAATAATCATTAAAATAATGAAGTGTAACACCATGTGTATAATCATTATTAGTTGCATTTCTTGTACTTACTACCCCAGGATAGCCACTTGAACTAAAATTTGCACCTGTTCTTACCCAAAAAGATATAGTCCAATCATATAAAACAAGCCCTGTGTTTTTTATTTCTATATAATCAGTATTACTTTGATTAAACAACGCACTACCATTCCCAATCGCTTCTGCTTGTGACTCAGTTATGTCTATTGCACGTGGTAAAACTGGTGCATTGCCACCATATACTGTAGGACTATCAGCACTGCCTAAAGTTTGTGTTCCTACAGTTATTCCTGTGCCATACTGCCTTCCATTATTTGAACCATGTTGGTCTTTTGCTAATAAATGATATATCTCTAAAGTTGTTGTAAGTGTTTCTCCTTGAGCCATATCGTGCCATCTAAAAAAAGAAGCACTTGCTATATTGCTTGGAGCAGTAAAATCATAAATATTACTGCCTTGAGGAAGGTTATCCTCTGTACCATTTACTCTATATCCATATAAGCTTAATCCAGAAGTAGTTGAATTAATTGAACTGTTTGTAGTCGATATTAATCTATATCTACCCCCAGTATACCAATTAGTTGATGTTCCAGTCATATAAGCTACGTAAGTATATAAATATCCACCTCGTGCATAATTACTACCTGACCCTGCAGTTACAGCTATATGAGTTCCCCCAGCATCATCAAAAGTTCCACCACCATAATTATTCCAATCATCTGCATCATAAAAAACACTTGCTTGATTAAGTAATTGTGTACTGTCTGCAACTTCTTCATCAAGACTCCACCAACTGACTAAATTTGTTTTTTCTATAGAGCTTAACTGACTGTAAGATTTGTTCATAATAGATTGGACTTCTTCGTATGACAATCCCCTGTTCCAAAGTCCAAAATTGCACATAGAGCCATCAAAATATTGAGCACCTAAACCCGATTGATGACCTAAAATATTATCTTGTCCACTATTAAACATTGTTCCCGACAATGAACCACCAGCTCCTACTCTTACACCATCAATGTACATACACCCAGTAGTACCATCAGCAGTAATGGCAATATGTGTCCATTTCCCTGCAGTAAGCGCACCGTTTTGATAAGCCATATTTGACCCTGGTCCTCCAGAACCTCCAACATTTACTCTCCACCTTACTGCTCCGCCAGTACCTTCTTGATAAATTGTCATTTCGTGAGTACTCCATATTGAACCAATACCAAATATTGGACCTTCTTCAAGAACGTCTGGTTTTACCCATAAAGATAAACTAAAAGGAAATGAAATATTTAAATCGCCAAAATTTATATAATCATTCGTACCATCAAAATTTGTCGAACCCTCTGATGGAAATGCAAGTGTGTCTGACCTATTTGATTTAAAGTCTAAATAGAGTTTTAGATTATCTTTTATAAACGATAAGCCACCAGATTTTATTCCGCTGATGGCGTTTGCTATGCCTAAAAACATTTAAGTCCTTAGTATAGAAAAACAATATCACCAGCAGAAACAGCGGAAGATCCCGCACTATCTGTGGCTACTTTGGTTGGTCGTATCGGTAAGATAGATCCTTCAATTGTATTTTGAAACAACACCCAGGCATCACCCATATAAAAGTAATAACTTGCCCCTGTTCCGACAAATACTCCTTTTGGTTTTGGCTGTGCTGAAGTGGTAGAAATGCTAACGGCTTTATCAACCGATCCTAAACCCTTTACTACGGCTATTGCTGATCCACTTGACATAAGTATATCCTTGTAGTTGTAGGGCTTAATATTGTTAATACGGTGTATTAACGTGCTTAGTATAGCAACAGACTAAATGAATATCAAATTAAAACGTCTTTAATCTTACTTTTTTTGAAGATTTATTCTTTTTCTTTTCTTTTTCTTTTCGCTTTGCGTGAAACTTTGCACCATTACCAAAATAGTTATAATAAAGCCTTCCTACGATTGGTATATTTTTTGGACTTTCTAAATCTTTTGGTATTTTAAAATCTTTTTTATTTACAGATCTGTCCAGGTCACGTACAAATGCCTCAAATACTGGATTAAAAACTCCAACAGGAGGTATTACTGCTTTTAATACTGTATACCCTACATTTTTATATCTTCTGTAATGCCATATAAGATATTTTTGAAACCCAACTAATCTTAATAAGTTATCTCCTACCATTTCGCTAAAGTCTTGTTCACGTTTATATAAAAAGTTTTTTAAAGAATCAGATGTTATTCCTGTCATCATAAGCACACCAGCTAAATATATAAGCCTTCTAACGCCTTCTGCTTTTTCTTTTTTAGTTTTACCTTCGTACATTTTTCTGAATGCTTCGTCACGTAATACATTTAACTGTTTTACTGTATATGTTTTAAGCATATACATAATTCTTCCATTTGGTGCTTTTAAATAATACTCTGGCATTTCTGTAAGACTTACTGGTTGAAAATCAGATATAGTATAATGAGATAAATACAGTATATTGTCTGTTATTTTACCGTCTTTAAGATCTTGTATTACTTGCGGTATCTCTTCTTTTGCAAACGCATCGTTTAATCTATCTTGCAATTGTGAGCTAAATTTGCCTTTTACAGCTTGTTTTCTATATTTAGCTATAGTTGCATTAATTAAACTTTCTTTACCCAGGCTATCAATGTATTTAAGGCCTGTTGCTGTAAATACATTATCAAGTATTTTAGAAAAACTGTCTGTTTCTGTAAACTCTTGAGCTATTTTTTCAATACCAATATCTTTGCGTGTTACTTCTGATTTTTGTATTGCAGATCTTCCAGTAGCTTTTAATGTCTCTAACATACCTGCATTATATATTGACCAGGCAAAATCTCCAATTTGAGTAATAGCACTTGATAACTGCCCCATTGTAAATAAATAACTACTGCTTCTAAGATTTGCAACACGTGGATCCATAATGCCTTGAGCAAAGCGAATACGAAATAAATTTACAAGTTCATCTTGTTGATGTGATTTAATTATGCCTTGCTCTAATAATTTATCTACATATTCACCTACAACATTGTCATCTACCTGGACATTTATATCTTTACTACCCATGTCCTTACCAAAAAATCTTTTGATTTCTATCGCTTCATTCATTTGTACAATGTATTTATGTAAAGCGGTATTACTGTCATAATAAAATTCATTTAAATCACTATCTAAATATTCTATTTCTCGTTCTTTAAGGTTTCCTGGTCTTTGTATACCAAGCCTTCCACCAAACCCACGTATTAAATTGTTTATTAATTTAAGTCTTTCTTCTTTTTCTAATCTGCGACCAAGCTCTTTTTCTTTTGCTTTTATATTGCTTTGAATAATTCCCCAGCTATCTGTTGTTTCTAAATAAGACATAAGTCCATCAGCATCTTTTATTTTACGTGGGAAATAATCACTTAAATAGTTTGGCTCATACCCAACGCTTTCAGATCTTTTGTATATACTATCGAGCATATTACGTAGCTTTACAAATTCATGTTTCATGCCGTGGCGTTTTAATACTTCTTGCGTTACACTAAAGTCACTATTTTTTAATGCCAGATCTAATACTGCATAATGTTTTTTATTCTTTTTTCTTAGCTTATCTGTCATTTTAATAAAGTTTTCTGCAATGGCTAAATCTTTTGCTGTGTTTATATCTACACTATACTGAAATCTTCTTATAGCACGTTTTAATTCTGGATTAATAAGCCTTAATCTGGTTGATAAAGGAGTAAGGGCTTTACTAATTAATCCTGGCGTTTTACGTATGCTTTTACGCTCTTTTGCAATGTCTAATGGAGATTTTATTTTTACATTATCATATATTTTTTGCGGTACTTTTGGTGCTTCTTTTTTTGATTTTTTAGAAGGAGGTAGGTCAAACATTGGTATGTCATCACTAAGATCCATTATTTTTCTTTCTGGATCATAACCCCATTCATGCAAAGCATTACCTTCTGTAAATATTTCTTTTGCCTTTACTTTTTTTTGTAAAATCTTATATCCATCCAAATGTCTTTTACCGTGTTCAGTAGCGTATTCTTTTGTAATTGACACCCAATCTCCTGGATTAATCTCTACATCTTTTACATTTGGAACGGCTCTATATATTATAACTTCTGCTTCTGGATTACCTCTCATTTTACGCATTATAGATATTGCTTTATTATCATAACTTAGAAACGTACCATAATACCTGGCACCATTTGCTCCATATATATCATCGGGATATACACTACTTACATCATCGCCACTGTTTGCGTAACCAACTTCATATGTTGGTGCTTTATGCACACCTCTGTAATCAGCCTCTTCAATTCTACCCAAAGCAAAAAGTTTTCGAGGTTTAAACTCTAATCTCCCAGGCATATGTTTTCTTTTTAATCCGTGTTGAGCAACACCATATATGTAATTTTTCTTTTTATCATAATCATTATAAAGATAAGCATCTGTGATAAAACTATCCTTAATTAGTCTTTTAAAAACTCTTTCTAACTCAAAATGATTTGTTTCTAAAGAGTGAAGTCTTGATTTATCAACAGCAAGAAATATTCTTTGACCTCCGTAATCTCGTGCAATTTTTCTTATTTGTGCTTTAAGTCTTGCCATACCAAAACCGAATCTATGAGTTTGACCTACTTTTATAAATTGAGATAAAGGTATATCTACCAAACCTTTCATATGTAATGAATAGTCAGTAGCAAATATTGACACAACATCATCTATTCCTTCAAAGGCTTTTAAAATTTTTGGTATACTTTTGTAAGTAACTATCTTTCTAAAATCATCACCGTGCATTTTATCTGAAAAAAGGTCACTAAATTCTTTTTTATGCAACGGATCATCTATTATATCGCTTACTTTTTGCATAGATAGCCCTTCATCAGTTGCAGTAATTGGCTTATTCGTTAAAAGATCAAGCATTTTTATTGTGCCATTTTTTTCTATTAATCCATATTTATTGTGATTTAATATTATATGACCTTTAAATCCTGGCAATCTTTTTTTAACCCATTTTGTAAACCTAACATCTCCTTTACTTGCAATAACCTTTCCAGAAGGATGATTGTGCATTAGAAAATATCCATCCGCTTTGCTTTTCATCATTATTTCAGCCATATATGATGTAAAATCACTGTAACCACTTATACCTAATTCTGGAACATTCCACGGTGATACAAAACCAGGCATTCTGTTTGATATGGAAGTATACTGTACGATTTTATCCTTACCGCCTGGTTGTTTTTTTGTGTAAAATATTCTAAGAGTTTCAAATCGCCTGTCTCTTGCGACTTGAGATATAGTAGCTAAGTCTTGGGGGCTTGTGATTTGTTTTCCGATAAAGTGACTTGCTCCGACTTTTTCCATCGGTTTAAGTATGGAGGAAGCTCGTTCGGTAATCCCAAGTTGTTGTCGCAACCTGGATACGGTACTCTTTGCCTCTTTTGCTTTTTCTTTATCTTGTTTTGTTGCATTTTCACGAAATAGGTCTAATTGACTTCTATTTTTCAAGTTTAAGTACAATTGATCATTAATATCAAGTAAATAAGGAAGTGATATTGTAGCACCTTTTACAGGTGGATCTATTTTTTGTATTTGCTTTACAATGTCTTTGTACTTTTGCTCTATAAGTTTTTTCTGCTTTTTAACTGTTATTGCATTTACCGTACCTTGAGCAGATTGATCCATTAAATACTTAAATTCTTTATTAGACAATCTCAACTGTTCGTACAAATCATTTAATATTTCTTTATCTTTTTTACTTATGTCTGGCAATATATCTCTACCACCAAACATATTATACTGTTCTACCTCTTCAAACAATCCACCTTGATTAGGATCTGGTTTACTGGACTCTTCTATTAAAGTATTTAATTCTTTTCTTAAATTGTTTTTTTGCTTTCTAAGGTCGCTTTTTATACTCGTTAAAGCATCTACGTCATTAATGTCTTTTTCTTGCTGTAAACGGTCAATTTCACGCTGTAAATAACGCTTATCGTTTAATTGTTTATCAATGTTTTCAATTGATTTTTTTATATCGTTTATTTCTTGTAATACTTCATCTGGCGTACCATCTTTTGGCTTTAAAGGATCTCTGCGTAATGCTTTTAAAATACTTCCTGGTCTTTCATCTCTGGTATGCTGTCTGTAACGCATTAATTTTTCTAACGTATTGTCTAAACTTAGTTTCCAATCTTCATTGTCTTGTTTAATACCAGCTTCCGTATATAAATATGTAAATATATCATCTTCATACTGATCTGGCATCCAATCATATTTTTTACGTAATGCACCTACATATTGAGATGTGCTTTGTATACGAGGAAATTCATTTATACTTTCGTAATTCTCACGAAACTTACCTTTAGCATCTAAATAACTAAGATTAAGCACTTTAGATATAGCTGTTTGCTGACCAGCACTGCTTTTTGCTTTTGTAAGCCCTGGTAAATCTTTAGCAATTTGTACTAAAGAATCTCCCCTATCAAATCTTCTTCTTACAATACTGCTATTTTCAAATGCTGATTGCTCTGTCCTGGCAAGATTGCCTTCTTCAGACATATTAATCGCTTCTTCAATTGTTGTGCCTTTTGGTAATACTTTATATGTTGCCGATTCATACCCACCCTTTACAACACCTTGATGTCTGTGATGTCCAGACACAACAAAGTATTTATTTGTTTTAGGATCTTGCCACAATATTGGTTCATCCCATTTCTTTTTATCAAAATTCTTTGCAATATCGTCTATAACAGACTGGTTATATTCTTCTCTGGGTTGAAATTTTGACTCATCAATATTAATATTTTTAGGTTTTAAGCTAACGCTAACAAGACCAGTTGCTTCTTCTTTTTTTGGCTGTACTGCTATTTCTTTTTTTGATTTTAATTTATTTTTAAATGATTTAATTAAAGCAGTACCTTCATCAGATACAGTCATACCAAAACTGATATTATCGCTATTTAGTTCAAAATCTTGTGCAATTTTATTTAAAATACCAGTTGCTAAACCTTGTCTTTGATATTCTTTTGTAACAAAAATATTATCTATTTGATGTTTTCCCGATGCAGTTACATCTGGTCTAAAAACTTCTGCTTTTGCAATTATATCGCCTTTTTCATTTACTTGGTAATATACTTCGCCTTCTCCGCTCTCTAATCCTTCTTTATATATTTTTTGATCAACAGGAGGTATTTTAATTGACTTTACTTCTTCTTTTTTTGGTTCTAATTTTTCGGGTACCGACTTATCCAACTTTTTCGTTGAGGGCGTTTTATCGGGGGCTGGTCGATCGACAGGCATCGATTGTTGGGTAGGTTGGATATTCGGATTATTAACAGCTTTTATACTGTTTGCTAATATATCTTCCCTTTCCTTTGTTGTAAAATTCACAAACTGTTTTTCTGTATAGCCTAATGCTTTCATCTTATCAAGCTGTTCACCCATAGGTGCTTTTACAAGATCATCTTTTGATACTTTTACATCCTTGCCAGTTATAGGTACTTCTACAGCTTCTTTTTTCTGTTGTGATTTTTGCTGTAGCATTGAAGTTTTACGCTGATTTGCTATTTGTCTTATCTTAGATATAGAGCCTTTAGGATCATTTGACATAATAAACCTGGATAAAAACTCTTCTGTTTGTTTTTCTATGTCTTTTGCAGATACACCTTTACCATATAATTCATTTGCAAAATCTTCAACGACTTTTGTGTATTGTTTTTGCTGTATCTTGGTAAACGCTTTTTTACCAGCATTTACTCTCATAGTTTGAATTAAAGAGAAAATATCATCAGCTTGTTTTACAAAGTCTTTTACAGCAAACTGCCTATCTATTTCAGTAACATTTTTATTGTTTAATAAACCAAAACCAGCAAACAGTAGACCATTTAGCAATGCTTCTTCTGTTGTAGCACCTTCCATTAATTTCGAGGTTACAAAACCATAAGTTCCATCAGCCAATGCTCTTGCACCTCTGTTCGCAATATTACCTGTAAGACCAAAACCAGCTCCAAATATAGCATTTTCTGTAATTATTAATGCTTTTTCATCTATTGGAGAATCTTCGTCTATTTGATTTACGAGACTATAAGCTCCGAATGTACCAGCACCAGTAGTTGCACCTGTTGTAAATCTTTGTATTTTTGAACCAGTAACTCCTTTATTTTTTAAAATATTACCAAGTTTTGTGCTGGATATTTTTCTTCCTAAATCAACACCAATTTGAGTTAATTTACCTGGATCTCTTCTAAAAGTTTCCTCAAGTATTTTACCGCCTTTTCGTATAGTCTCTCCTGTTTTTACTAATTTTGGAGCATTTAAAAAAGCATTAAAACCTACAAAGCCTGTTAATGTTCCACCTACTTGTGCTAATGCATCACGTACAGGAGTAAATGTTTGCTCTGCTTGTTCTCTTGGTGTGAGTCCACCAATTGGTATAGCAGTTGTTAAAAAATTACCTACATCTCTTGCGAGTGAAGGATTCAATATACCTCTTTTACGTAAATCATTTATTGTCTGATCACGTGCTACTTCTTCTTTTGTTTTCCCTGGTATCGGATAACTACCACCAGACATCGGATCAATTACATTTCTACCTGGTACTTCTTTTGCTGTTTCTAATTTTTTTTGATATGTTTCGTCAAAATCTTTCTGAATTTTTTCCATTTCAACATAAAACTCTAACTCATCATTGTTTAATTCTTGTATATCACCTCTTGGCTGACCAATGCTAAAACGGCTTTGAGATTGAAATGGTTGTTGTACTGGTTGATATGTTTGATTTAATACTGTTTCTTGTACCTCTGGAGCTTCTTGCTCAACACTTTTTTCAATACTTTGTATTTCTTTTAATTTTTTTACAGGATCTTCACTATTTATAATAGCATCGTTTCTTGCTTGTTGTATTCGTTGATACCCATCTCTTTCAGCTTGGATTTCATCTATTATATCATCAATACTATTTCTATACAGACGTACTTCTGTATCTTGTTCGTACAGGCTTTTATTTGCCATCTTTACTAAAATACCTCTTTGTTGATAATCTTGCTAAATACTTTGCTTTTTCTGGGTTTATACCAGGAATACTAAAAAACTTATACAATTCTTCTTCTTTATCTCTAACAGCTTTATTTCGCTTTGCTTCTTGAAAACTAATTCCTTTTTTCTTTGCTCTTTGTGCAAGTTCTAAGTCTGACTTAACCTCTGATACACGCTCTGCACCTATGTTATAAGGAGAACCTGGCGTTCCTTTTTCATTATACATTGGATTGTCAATATCTACATCTCTTCCAGTAAATGGTATTTTTAAACCGAATGCTCTTCTTGGTACATTTTTCAATGTCATTTTTCTATCTTCGAGTCCTGGAACAATTGGTTCTTGTTTTGCATTTAATATTTTACCACGTGCAGTTTTGTATTCACCAAGTAAACGATCAACAGCATCAGCTCCAGACTCTGGAGTTTCTTTCTTTGCTATCTCTTTTGCTTCGCTTTTTATACGTGCTTTTTCTTTTTCCTCTTTAAGTTTTCTTTTGTATCGAGTTTTACCTTCTTCGTCAAAGGCTTTTTCCATCTTTTTCATTAACTCGTTTACATTAATTTTTTGTATTTCTGCCATAGTTATTTTCCTTCCTCAAAGAATTGTGGATACTGAGTTTGAAGAAATTTTAACCTTGTCATAAACTGTTCTTTGTCATTTGCACTATTAAGAAATCCAATCATTTCTGTTCTATCAGCACGTAAATTTTTAGCTTTTAATTTTGACTCACTATCTAATCCACCAGCGATACCACTTGCGGTATCTAATCCAGCAGTAAGAAGTCCTATACCTGCTTGTCTGCGTTCTGCCTTATCTTGATCTAATCCTCTGGCGTATTGCATTCTGGCATCTGATTTAGCTCTTTCTTCGCTTTGAAATATATCTCTACCAGTGTCTGCTACGGTTCTTCTAACATCCGCTTCAGCTTCTCTAAGCCCACGTTGTGCCGATACACTACCTTGCATACCTCTATTAATTAAACCGCCCATATATCGCCTATTTGCAAGGGCTGATTGCCTACTGGCTGTCCTGGATACATTGCCAATAATTCCTGTTTCTTGGCCTTTGGACAATGCTCCATCTCTTTTAATCTGTTTGAGCTGTCTGCCATATGCAGTATTGCCAAATTTTGGTTGCAAAAGCCGAGATCCAGTCTTGATACCTTGACTGGCTCCTTTTAATAATATTCCTAATGTTATTGGATCCATGAGTTACTCCATTTCAATTTGTAATCTTTCTAAGGTTAATGCGTTTGTGCTACTGGCTGTAGCTATCTCCACTTCAAATTTCTTTGCATAGCGTTTGATTGGAAATCTGTTGATGCCACCATTCGCTGAAATTGTTTTTGTAAACGATGCAGACGTTGCTCCATCTAAATAAATATTGTAGGTTAAATCATCTGTTCCAGTAAATTGTACGGTGCCGTATCTAAGTAGTCTTTTACGGTGCAAATCAAGGGGAAAACGCTTACTTTTCCACTTAGCCACACTTGCATTCGCTGTGTCAAATTTGATGATTTTATTGCTTGTTTTATCATAGTTAAGTGGCACTCCTGTTTCGTCATACGCTAAGATGTCCAACACTCCTGTACCCATATCAATTTTACGCCAGGACTCACGTACATAATTGTACGCCCATACACGCTGAGTATTGCCTTCCATCCATTTATAAATAACTTCTTGCCTACTTGGATCATACAGACCTTTTATTGCTGTTTTATCTGTAGCAAGTAAAAATTGATCATCTATTTTATCGGATACTTTATCCATTACAGATGGTGTTGCTGTTGAACTGGCTACCATATTACTGGTTACTCTGTAGATACCATCGTGATATACAAAATAAATACTGTCATGTACTTCGACTACGCCTTGCGGTGCTACGTTGCCTATATTATGCTTAGACTCTACAACAGACCAGCCGTTTGGATTGGCAGGATCAGATACGTTTAGAATAAATATAGCTTGTGGTTTAAAAATAACCAGTCTGCCAAAAAGTACAGCAAGACCAGTAATATCTCCACCTTCTCTGTCATCAAATGCAATTACATTACTTACAGGAATTGTGTCAAACTCATTTAACTCGCTGTATGCAATCCAATCTCTATGTTCCTCCGCTTTATCTTCTGGATTTAGTACAACATTCCCCAAAAATAATCTGCCTTTCAATTCTCTGGCGTATTGACCATTTACTCTATTGCTGTATATTGTTTGTACTGGAGTCTCTCCTAAATCTTCTAATCTAAAATCTCTGCACGTAATTGTAATTTTATTAGAATCTTTTTTATACCCTACTCCTGGCGTTGTAGATCCCTGGGCTGTAGATACGCTAAATCCTTCTAACAATTGTCCTGTAAAATTATAGTTAGATCCTTTTGCTACTGCTTCTGTCGCTTTTACCCATACACCGCCAAGATCAGATTGATATGCACTGTTTCCTTCTATCTCAAATGATTTTTCTCCTGCAAAAACCATCGATCCAGACAACTGATTCTGCGTTATATTATTTGGATAATCTGTAGCAAAATTATGAATGCGTAAAAATCCAACAGCAGAACCGCCATAAGCTCCATTGCTATTATTTTTTACTGTAGAATAACTACCGTATGACTTTTCCTTTATTTTCCAACTTGATCCATTAAAATTGCCACTATCATCTAAAAATGTATTGTTAAACCCAGCATCATTATCGCAATCAAGTTGAACATAATTAACAATTGGAACTTTTAATAACGTACTATTATTATTGTGAGCCACATTAGAAGTAGCTGAACTTATTGCCACATCTGCGTATGTGATTGCCTGTCCACGTGAAATAAGAACAATATACTCCCCATTGACAACATTACGAATTTTTATATTTGCATTTGAAATTGAGCTGTCTGTTGCATCTGGCGTACCTGTCATTAATGTAACATTAGTATTCGTATCATGTTGTAAAGCTGTAATCGTTATATTTACAGAATTATTACCAATAGCAACAACATCACCTACTTTTATATAATCAGATGCTTCATTATTTGTATCGTCTATGTAAAATTCTTTTGATGTTCCAGATTGTGAACTTGTTCCAGAAGTTAATTGAAAAGGTATTTCTACTCCTGTTGCATACGGAAGTGATTGTAAAGCTGATGCAGTAGTCTGTACACCTTCAGCATCGATTAAATATTTTGAGCTATTTGCAATGTTTGTATTTGAATTAACAATCATATATGTTTGATTGTTTGTCATTTTTCGCACAGTTCCAGAATTAAGAAATGTAAGATTTAATTTATCTTCACCTTCAAAAGCATTATCAATACCGTCAAAACCACCACTTACATCAACAGCGTGTTTATTATTACCTAAAAACTCACTATAATTAAGTCCGACTATTGAACTTACTTCAGACTGATTTGCAACTTTTATATGAATAATATCATCTTTAAAAAAGTCTCCACTCACTTCCTTTAATGATCCCACACTGCTTAAATCATTACTGCTATCAACAAAAGTCATATGCCCTATTAGTTGATAATTACTGTATATACCTGCATTCCCTATAGCTCTGTAAAAATTAATGCCTGTAATACGCTTATTTAAGTTGTTGATATTTGCAATTTCTACTTCAAGTTCATGTATAGCTTTATTTGTATTATTATCTGTAATAACAAGCTCATCACCTTTATCAAATAAACTTTCCTGGATACCATCATAAATAGCTGTGCAATTGTATTTTAGCGTATCTCCGCTATGAATAACATTACTTGTTTTATACGTTTTTGCTAATGTCACTTTAAATGGATTATTTAACGTGTTTACGTATCCATACCAATTTGCTGGTATAGTATAGTCTCCGTTAAACATTGATCTATTAATATAGCCAAGCCATAGCCCTTTTGCTTCTGTGTTGGATACCTTACCAATTGCTCCAGGAATAAATCGTACTGTATCTCCTGTTGGCACAATTGGATTTTTATCGGTTTGATGGTATATGGTCGGTGTTGTGCTGGAGTTATCTTCCGCTATTTCATAAAAATTATATTTGCTGTGTAGATCAGTCCAGCCATAATCTACTGTACCTGTACCAGCCCAGGTTCCAGATCCCCATCCTATGTCTGTCATACGAATTAATGAGGCTCTTGGATTATTTGATGTATCTGTATATTCAACGCCATACGCTTGGATATAGGCTTTAGCGTGTTCAAAGAATTGATTACCAGAAGTAGCACCAGTTACAACATCATCTATACACGTTGGATTCCAGCCTTTATATGTATCATTAGCATTATCATTTAAAGATACTACTGTTTTACTTACATCTATTCTGTATACTCTGCCATGTACCATGCCACTTCCAAAAGATCCACTATCGTTTGTGCAAACCATTAAATATTTTGTACCGCTGGGATGCCTATATGCGTTTTTAATTGCTTCAATTACTGTGGATGTGGTAAAAATAGATCCATTAATATCTGCAAATCCTAATATTACAGTAGCATCATTATGGGTACTATATTGTAAAAACTTGTCACCATTACTTCGTTCATAATATTTAATAATAGATTCATTCTTATTGCTATTTTCACCAAAGTCCATTTTGGTAAGTAAATGAAGTTGGTTACCATAACTTGTATTTCCCCAAGTAGCTAAATTATCATTTAAATCAATATAATGCAGTTTATGGTTTGTTGCATTTGATTCACCTAAAACTAAATATTCTTTATTACCATTAACAGTATTCGTAATTGATGTCATTCCTCGCCAAGTATACCCAGATGTATTTGCAGGTACTCCAGCTACTTTCGTTACCGCATCTCCCCCAGTGCTTGTGGTAATTTTAAATAACGATTCATCTCTTATTAAAAGATAAAGAAATCCAGTTCCTGCCTCATAAAAATATGCTTCATTA